TTTGTCAAAGCCGACAAGAAGTTAAAAGAAGGTGGTCTGTATGCCAACATTCATGCAAAACGCGAAAGAATCGCTGAAGGCTCTGGGGAAAAAATGCGCAGAGTTGGGAGCGAAGGTGCTCCAACGGCTAAAGCATTTAAAGAATCTGCCAAAACAGCCAAAATGAAAGACGGCGGCCCAAGCTTGGCTATCGGTCGTGGTGAGAAGCTTCCTGCTGATAAGGGAGCTGGTTTGACCGCCAAAGGTCGCGCCAAGTACAACCGTGAGACAGGGTCAAATTTAAAGGCTCCACAGCCCCAAGGGGGCTCCCGCAGAGACTCATTTTGCGCGAGAATGGAGCCTATAGCAGAAAAGAGCGAAAAGGGCAGTAGAGCGAGAGCTTCTATGCAACGCTGGAACTGCCCAAGCTGGTAAGGAAACACAATGGCGTACTCGGATACATACGGTCAGACAGTTAACGTCCAAACCTTGATCGATCATGGTGCGAGACGTGCTGGCAAACTTGCCGAAGAGTTAACCTCTGAACAACTTGTATCCGCTCGTCAGTCGCTTGGCTTCTTGCTTCAGCGCTTGATCAACATTGGTATCCAGTATTTCGCCATCGACAAGGTCGTTTTGGGCGTTTCTGCGAACAATTACATATACAGCCTACCCGTAGGTGCAAACGACGCTCTAAACGTGCTCTATCGCAAGATGAGCCGCCCTTCTTGTAGCTACTCAAGCTCGGCAGGCGGTACGGTTGCCAACGTGGGTGACAATGACGTAGACACATATTGCCTACAGACCAGCGCAAACGGCAACATTTCAGCCAATTTTGGGACAAACAACCCCATCTATGCTGGCTCAATAGGTATCTTGCCCTACATAGCAGGTGGTGGAAGCGCTACGTGGACGCTGACCCTTGAGTATTCGACAGATAACAGCACTTGGACAACGCTAGAGAGCCTTGGAGCGGTTGCTGTGACGGATAACCAGTGGATTTGGACGGACATCAACCCCGGTCAAGACGTCCAGTATTACCGCGTTCGCGCCTCTGGTGGGACTACGCTGGCTTTGCGTGAGTTCTACGTGGGAAATAATTCCACCGAGATCACCATGTCTCGCCTAAACCGCGACGACTACACAAACCTGCCAAACAAGAACTTTACGGCGAATCAACCATTCCAATTTTGGTTTGATCGCACAATTCCTCAGCCCACGCTGTATTTGTGGCCCGTCCCTAGTGATCCGTTTGTGCAAATTACCGTGTGGTACAGCAAGCAGATCATGGACGTGGGATCACTGACAGACGAGCTGTACATCCCAACTCGTTGGTACGAGGCGACCTTGATGATGTTGTCGCACAGAATGGCGCTGGAACTCCCCGGGGTCGATCTACAGCGCATCCAGTACCTCGAAGGTCAAGCTGAGAAGTACCTCAATGAAGTTGAGCAGGAAGAGCGTGACAAGTCTCCGATCTACTTTGCTCCTAATATCTCGGTGTACACAAGATAATGCCAGTCTTCCTCGACACTCGTGGCAACGCTACTTTATCGATAGCGATCTGTGATCGTTGCAAGATGAAGCGCGCCCATGATGAGATGAGGCCTGACCCGAACTTCCCCGGCCTCCAAGTCTGTGGGCAAGGCTGTGCTGATGAGAAAGATCCCTATAGACTTCCAGCCCGAAAAACTGAGAGAATAACGATCAGATTCCCACGTCCTGACGTGAGCGTTGCCGCCAATGACAACAACATTGTTACTACGCAAAATGGTATCACTGGTGGTAGCTTTATCATCTCGACCGAAGGTAACACTCAGGATCCTGAGAATAACGGTAACCTTGACCAACTGAGCCCATAATATGTCCGCACAAGTAACGATCTCACAATTACCTGCCGCTGGTGCGATTACGGGCACGGAGCTCGTTCCTATCGTTCAAAACGGTCAGACCGTACAGACCACAACGTCTGCGATTTCCTCGTCTCCTAACCAAACTCAGACATTCCTTACCAAGGATCAAGAGCCAACCCTACCTAACAGTCGTGCGCTGTCTAGTAGCAATGGCGTTGGCTTGGTTGATGGTGGCGCTCAATCTACGCTCTTGGTCACCTTAAATGGTGTGTCAGGAAGCCTAGAAACGTCCTCTAGCGGCATTATTGCCAAAGTTGGGGGCTCGGTAACAGGGCGCACCTTATCGACGTCTGGAGCTGGTTTAACGGTCTCTGACGGTGCTGGCGCATCAGGCGACCCAACATTCTCGTTGACAGGTATTGCCGCATCTGTTGCAAACTTGTCTGGCACAGGCATGTTGGCGCTGACTGGTGGTGGTACTTCGGTGTCTGGTCGCACTATGCTTGGCACGGCAAACCAGATTAACTTGGATAATGGCGATGGCAGTGCTGGTAGCCCCACATTCTCAATTGCTGACAACGCCGAGATGCCGGGCGTCGAGGGCTTGACAATCCCAGCGGGTACAAGCGCTGAGCGCCCATCCCCAGCCAATGAGGGCGAAATTCGCTACAACACTGACACACTCAGGGTTGAGGCTTACCTAAACGGAACTTGGACAACTTTTGGCGTTGGCGACGGTACGGTCACTTCTGTGTCTGGTACGGCTAACCAAATTACTGTGGCTAACGGTTCTGTTGCCCCAGTAGTGAGCATTACGACCAACCCAGTGTTGCCCGGCCTCGCGTCCGTGCAAGTCCCTTCTGGCTCAGTAGCTGATCGTCCAGCAGTGCCTGCAAACGGAATGATTCGGTACAACACCGACACAGGTTTGTTTGAAGGTTACACAAGCGGTGCATGGCAAAGTTTTGCCTCTGGTTCTGGCGTTACGTCTATTGCTACAGGCACAGGTTTAACGGGAGGCCCAATCACCTCCACAGGCACAATTGCTATAGCCAACACTGCTGTAACTGCTGGATCGTATGGCGGAGCAACAAAGACCTTAACAGCTACAGTTAATGCTCAAGGTCAATTGACTGACATGGCTGAGACAGCTATTGCAATCGCCAACACACAAGTTTCTGGCTTGGGCACGATGTCCACGCAAAACGCTAATGCCGTAGCAATTACTGGCGGGACAATCAACGCAACCTCAGTTGGAGCGACTACACCATCTACTGGTGCATTCAGTTCGGTTGCCATGACCTCTGGAACGATCACAACCGCTCCAACAAGTGGTACGGACATTGTCAACAAAACCTATGCTGATGCAATTGCATCTGGTATTAACTTCCACCAATCCTGTCGTTTAGCAACGACCACTGCACTAGCGGCTAATACCTACAACAATGGTACTTCTGGTGTTGGTGCAACTTTAACTGCAAACGCTAATGGTGCATTGAGCGTTGATAGTGTGGCGGTTGCATTAAACAATCGCATCTTGGTGAAGAACGAGGTTACGCAGGCAAACAATGGCGTGTACACAGTTACACAGACTGGTTCTGCTGGTGCGCCATATATTCTGACCCGTGCGACTGACTTTGACTCAGCAGGTACAGGCGTAGACCAAATTGATGCTGGTGACTTCTTCCTAATTACTGCTGGATCTACATTAGCAAATACCTCATGGGTACAACAGACACCTCTGCCTATTACTGTGGGAACGACAGCAATTGTTTTCCAACAGTTTGGTGCGCCTTTGACGTATTCCGCTGGTACTGGTCTAAATGAGTCGCCAGCGTACACATTCAACATTGCAAACACAGCGGTCACATCTGGCTCCTATGGTGGAGCGGCTACTGTTCCCACATTTTCTGTAAATGCTCAGGGTCAACTGACACTAGCGACTGATGTTTCCATTGCAATAGCAGGCTCTCAGATTACTTCTGGCACCGTAGCAATAACAAACGGTGGTACAGGTCAATCAACAGCTTCCGCCGCCTTCAATGCGCTGTCTCCTATCACCACAACTGGTGACTTGATCATTGGTGACGGCGCAAACAGCGCGACACGATTGCCAATTGGTGCAAATGGTTATTTGCTGACATCCAATGGAACTACAGCAACTTGGGTTGCCGCTCCAGCATCTGGCGTGACATCATTCAGCGCAGGAACAACTGGACTTACGCCAAGCACTGGAACGACTGGCGCTGTCACCCTTGCAGGTACTTTGGCAATTGCAAATGGTGGAACTAATTCAACTGCAACACCAACAGCAGGTGGCGCTGGTTATGGAACTGGGACTGCTCATGCATATACTGCGGCAGGAACAGCAGGACAGGTATTAACATCGGCGGGTGCTAGTGCTCCCGTATGGTCAGGAATCTCAGGAGGAACCTTCTAATGGCGGCTACAGGCTACACCCCAATCTCTTTGTACTACAGCACCACTGCGGCGGCTGTACCTACTTCTGGCAACCTTGTTAGTGGAGAGCTTGCGATCAACATCACAGACGGCAAGCTGTACTACAAGAACAACTCTGGCGTCGTAACGCTTTTGGCATCTATTTCTGGTGGTGCGGCTGGCGGTTCAAACACACAGGTTCAATTTAACAGTTCAGGTACATTAGCTGGCTCTTCTGGTTTTATATTTGATGGGACAAATTTAAAATTTGCTTCTGGTGCTGGTTTATTTCCGAACACATCAGACACAAGCGACACAGGAACACTAGCAATAGGCGGCGGCGGCGCAAACTCAAGTACCCGTGGTGGTATTGTTGAACTTTATGGAAATGAAAACGCATCACCGGGTGTTGTTGATATAACAAGCGGAAATGTAGCAAATAGTTATGTTCGCATCCAAGGTCGTTCATCCACTAGTTATGTTCGTTTTGATATTAACGCTACAGAGCAAATGCGCCTTGACGCAACAGGTCTAGGTGTTGGTACAAATGCGCCCACAACAAAAATTCAAGCGACTATTGCAAGCGCAACTGCGTATACAACCTCTTCCGATGCTAATATTCTTACTGTGCAGAACACAACTGCAAGTGGTTATGCAGGCATCCGATTCTTGAGTGAGCCCTCCGCAGGAAACTCAGGTATTGCCGCAATTAACAGCTTTGCGCCTGCAACTGGTGACTCAATATTGGCGTTTTCAACAAGGCAAGCGGCAACTCTCGGAGAACGTTTCCGCCTCGGCCCTTCAGGTGAAATCGGCTTGTCGGGCGCAAACTACGGCACAAGCGGTCAAGTGTTAACATCACAGGGTTCAGGATCACCACCAGTTTGGGCCGCAGGTGGTGGTGGTTCAACTTCAATCGGCCTAGTTCGGGCTATCGCAATTAACTGCATTCTTTGCTAAAGGAAAATCATGCCAGCAAATACCTCCCCCATTTATTCCATCGTTGGTGCTGTTGACTCAGTAGCATCTAACAACTCTGGCCTTGTTGTTGGCCCAACGGCTAACACTGCGCTGGACGGCTCTGGCACACTGTACAAGGCTTTTACTGCTGGTACTAACGGCTCTTACGTTCAGAAGGTTCGCTTTCGTCCAGTAGGCTCACCAGCGGCAACAGTTTGCCGTGTGTTCATTTCATCTAGCACCACAACAAGTGCAACAGCTACATGGCTGTACGATGAAATCACATTGCCTGCTGTGACGCTTTCCCAGACTGCCGCAACTAGCGTGTTTGAATTGCCAATCAATGTGGCGCTTGATCCTAGCTATTTGTTATATGTAACCTTTGGCACATCTACTGGCTCGACTGGTACTGGTTATTCTGTGGTGACAATTGCTGGAGATTACTAAAATGATCACATGGTTTGAAATCACGTTTTCAGATAATTCAACTGGTTATCAGAAGATGGAAGACGGCTACTGCATCGGCGTTTATCGTGCCGATGGTACTGCCATTTCTCCAGAAGAACACGTTGAGTACACCTGCACAAACGACAACGCTACAGCACCAGCTTGGGCCTAAACGATGTTTCCATTTCCCATAGCCACCCCGCAAGGTTGTAACATCCAGACGTTTTATGGTTTTGGTACAAACGTAGGGAACAGTTCACAAAGAACATGGAGTAAACCTGTTGGAGTTAGTCATGTCTACATCATGCTTATTGGGTCTGGTGGAAATGGGATTTCAACTCAAGGTGGTGGGTCAGGAGCGGTAACTGTTTGGTATGGGGCGGCTCAACACGTTCCAGATATCCTTTATGTTGTTGCAACAGGTCAAGGTACTCAAGGTTCTACGCAAATTTATTTTGATCCGGGGCAGGTATATTTATTACTTGATGCAAACTCCGCTTCTACTATATCTGGCGGTGTAGTAACACCATCTAACGAATTTGCCGTTTCTGGTTTTTACAGTTCAACTGCTGGTCAAAGTGGGTCTACTACTAGTCTTACTCCATCTGCAACAACATTTTTAAGTGGCGGGTCAGATTCTACTAGTGAGACAGTCACGGCAAACTACGGATACTTTGTTGCTGGTAATGGAAGTGGATTTTTTCAAATGCAACCAATCATTGTTGGTGCTGGTGGTTCTGCTACTGGTCGTGGCGGCATTGGTTGTGGTGGTGGTGCAGATAGTGTTGGCGGCCCCGGTTTTGCATTAATTGCGAGTTGGTAATATGTCATATCCTATAAATTACCCTACGCCACAAGGCGCAAACGTCCAAATCTTTCGTGGTGGTGGAAATGACCAAACGGGCAGAAACGATTGGGTTAAGCCCCAAGGTGCATCATTTGTTTGGTTCACGCTAATTGGTGCAGGTGGAGGCGGTGGTGGTGGGTTTCTTGAGGATGGTGACCCCGGGAACCTTTCATATTATGCCGGGGGTGGTGGCGCTTCAGGTGGCGTAACGAACTTTATGTGCCCTGCTTTTTTAATGCCCGATGTATTGCAAATTGCTGTTGGCGCAGGAGGCAATGGAGGAGGCGCAGGCAGTTCTTCTGGTGGAGTTGCTTCAGCCGGAGATGTCGGTCAAAGCACCGTCGTTTATTATCAGCAAAAAGCTGGTTCTAATTATGAAATTGCAATAGCTTATGGAGGCGGCGGCGGCGGTCAAGGCACTGGTGCTACAGATGGCACTGGCGGTGTTGGAACGACTACAAGTGTAGTTAGACCAATGTTGGCGGCTGGTTTTTATAGCGCAACTGTTGGCGCGGCTGGTGCGGCTGGTGGAATTGCAATTACAACAAATGGTTTAACGTTTGTGATGGGCGGTAACGGAAACGACTTACAAACCGATATACTTACAGGTTATTACGGATATACAGCAACGACGAGAAGCGGATATTCGCAACTAAGCCCGATTCCCTTAGCTATTTCACGGAGATCCAGTCAAAATTATATTGGGCTTGATAGAAGAGCAACACCCCAAAGTTTTGGCTGTGGAGGTAGCGCGGGCGGATCCAGCTCTAGTGTTTCCAGTGGTGGTAAAGGCGGTGATGGCCTTGCAATAATAGTTACATGGTGACAAGATGCTAGATACTTTTAACTTCCCAACACCACAACAATCTAACTACCAAGAGTTCTATGGTGGTGGAACTGTCCGTGATTGGGTCAAGCCCCGTGGTGCATCTATGGTTCGCATAATGCTTATTGGCCCCGGTGGTGGTGGTGGTAATGGGTCAACAACAGTTGGGGGTGGTGGCGGTGGCTCTGGAGCAGTCACTTCGTGGATTGGCCCCGCAATGTTCGTCCCTGATGTTTTAAGAATAACTATAGGTGCGGGCGGTATTTCTAGTGCTCCGGGGGCATCAACTACAGTTGTTTACCAAGCAAAAGACGGAACGGGCTACGAGTTGCTTAATGGCCAAGCTGGAGATTCTGGCGCTAATGCAGTTACACCGGGCGGTGCTGGTAGTGCAATGTTAGCCAATCAGTTTACTGCCGCTGGAATTTTTACTTCTATTGCAGGGCAGGCAGGTGTAGCAGGTGGTTCATCAGGCGCAGGCACTAACCAACCCGTATCAACCACTACATTTCTTTCTGGTGGCGCTGGCGGTTCGGGTGCAACAGCAAATATAGGTGGGCGAGTATCACCTAATTACGGATACCCTGCCTTACCAAATACGCCCGCTGGTGGCACTGTTGCTGGCGCTAATGGATATTTCATCACGCAACCTATTCTTGTTGGTTGCGGTGGTGCAGGTGGATCAACCAATCAAGCAACAGGAAGTGCTGGGGGTCGTGGCGGTATTGGTTGCGGAGGTGGCGGTGCTGGCGAGGACGGCACTGGTGGCCGTGGCGGTGATGGCGCAGTATTTATTTGGACTTGGTAATGAAAGATATTATGAAATTGCAATTACCCATTGAACTAGCAAACCAACTCCTTGGTTACTTGGGTTCACGCCCATACCAAGAAGTATTCCAACTGATCCAAGCCATCCAAGAAGCCGCTAAGGCTGATAAGGTTGAAGATGGAAACAGTGGAGACTAAGCTTGCCGTGCATGAAGCCATCTGCTCGGAGCGCTATAACAGTATAGATCGCTCGTTGCGTGACGGAGACAAGCGCATGACAAAGATTGAGTATCTGCTGTACGCGGTGATGATCTGTGTGCTGTTCGGCCCCGGCGTTGCTGGAGAGCTCATCAAAAAAGTCTTGGGGTTGTGACATGCGTGACTGGGCTGAGGCATTCATTCTTGCCGCAGTCATAATTGTGTTCATTGTATGGGGTACGTTTACGATACTTTGGATTTGGGGTTAGCACATGAGTGACGAAAAATTAAACCCTAATTCAACGCTTGATAAAGTGTTGGGCTACGTAGATAGTCCATTTAAGCTATTTGCAATCCTTGTCATGGGGGTTGTGGCGTTTGTTGGCTATATGTTTTGGCAAAACCAATCGTTCTTAATCTCTGCTTACCAAGAGCAGAAAAGGATGCCAAGCATTTACGAAGAGCGGGTTGACGACGCGGCTTCTGTGTTGTTCAAGCACACCGATGCTAAGTTTGTAGCCATCTTTAAGGTCAACCCAATCTTAGGCACTCGGGTTTTGTTCAGGCTCTACACCAAGGATGGACGTAGTAAAGACATGGAGGGGTTAGATGTTGGTTTGTTTACGTCTAACCATTCAAACAACAATGATGTGGTCAAGTTAATGGCGGGGGATATTCCTTGCAGTCAGTACCTACGTCCACAGAGTGAATTAGGTATTTGGTACATAGCTCAGGGTGCTAACTACACTTGCCGTATATCCGTGCCGCCTGACCGCAGTCGTTTCATTGGGCAGATTACGGCGGGATGGGCGCAACAGCCTGACAACATGGAACATGTCATTTCAATGATGGATATTGCCGCAACCATGCTGACTAAACGAGGGAACTAATGGCTCAGTTTGAACCTGCTTTTGAGCAAATGATTAGAGACGAGGGCGGCTATGTCCTACATGAAGTCGCTGGTGACACTGGCGGGATGACTTACGCTGGCATCGCTCGTAACAAGAACCCACAATGGAATGGCTGGCCTTTGGTTGACAAAAAGGAGTTTGGTGGCTCCCTTACCCCTATGGTGCGTGAGTTCTACCGCGTTGAGTTTTGGGACAAGATGCGTGGAAACGAGATTGCCAACCAAGAAGTTGCCAACACCATTTTTAACTTTGGGGTAAATGCTGGCATGGGCATGGCTGTAAAGCTGGCTCAGCTCGTGGTTGGAGCCACTCCAGACGGGGGTATTGGCGCTAAGACCGTGGAAAAGCTCAACCAGATCACCGATGGTCAGCGCTTCAAAGAGTCATACGCCTTGGCAAAAATTGCTCGTTATGTTGAGATTTGCAACAAAAACCCTGTTCAGGTCAAGTTCCTCAAGGGCTGGCTAAATCGCACACTGAAAGGTCTAGCATGAGCTTGCTTGCCGTTGGATCAATCATTGAAGCCGTGGGTAAGGTTGCAGGCGACCTGATCACCACTGACAAAGAAAAGATGGAGATGGAGATTGAGCAACGAAAGCTTGATCTTGAAGAGAAGCGCATTGACCAAGCTACAGACCTAGCCCAGATTGAAGTCAACAAGATCGAAGCGGCGTCCTCTAGCGTGTTTGTATCTGGCTGGAGACCTGCCATCGGTTGGATCGGTGTAGCTGCTATGGCGTACCAGTTCCTGCTTTACCCTTTATTTCAGTGGGCGTGGAAGTACTTGCAGGCTATGGGTTGGGTTCCTGTGGGCATGGATCCCCCTCCAGTGCTTGAGGCTGACCAACTTTGGGTCATCCTGTCAGGAATCTTAGGAATTGCTGGTATGCGCTCTTTTGAGAAGACTAAGGGTGTGGCAAGCAAGTAACCTTGTCACAAGCTTAAAGGCATACTAAAATGTCCCAACGAATCTACGAGGTGAACGCATGACGACCGCAAGTGTTATGACCTATGACAGTTTGGTCGAAAACATCCAGTCCTATCTGGAGCGTTCTGACCCTGCCACAATCGAAAAAATCCCTCTTTTTATTATGCTGGCTGAGCAGGTTATTGCCTCTCAGATCAAGTTCTTGGGCAACATGACGGTGAACACCAGCACCATGGTGACTGGCGAGAATATCATTGCCAAACCTGCGCGCTGGCACAAGACGGTCTCCGTTAACGTAACTATAGCTGGTAAGCGAAACCCAGTTTTTAACCGCAGATACGAGTACCTTCGTGAATACTGGCCAGATCCCGCAGAGACGGAAGTCCCCAAGTTTTACTGCGACTACGACTATACCCACTGGCTGATCGCCCCAACGCCAGATGATGATTACGCCTTCGAGGTCTTGTACTACGAGCGAGTGCAACCCCTCGATTCTTCCAACCAGACGAACTGGTTTACGCAGTACGCTCCTCAAGCGCTCCTGTATGGTGCTTTGTTGCAAGCTATGCCGTTCCTGAAGAACTATGACCTAGTTCCTTCATGGCAAGCTCAGTACAAGCTCATCATGGACACCTTGATGGCTGAAGACAAGTTGCGTATCGCAGATCGTCAAGCAGTGGCATCAGACTCATGAGTTACAACAGTCCATTTACAGGTCAGGTGATTCAGCCGACCGACGTCTCTTATCGTGCCATTACGCTGACTGCTAACACGCAGTTGTCTTGGCCCATCAACGGTAGTGCAACCGACGACTACGCCGCTCGTATCATGCAGGTTACGGCAAGCACGTCAGGTCTAAGTCTGTACATGCCCCCTGCCAATCAATCCTCGGTTGGTAACGATGCTTTGATCCGAAACACTGGTGCAAACACGTTCACCGTCAAAGATTTTGCTGGTACGAACACCATAGTCTCTGTAGCGGCTGGCGAGTCAAAGTACATCTACATCACCACGAATGCTACCGACCAAGGTACATGGGGCATCATTGCTTTTGGTGTTGGAGCGTCCTCAGCAGACGCGGCAACGCTGGCTGGATACGGTTTGCTTGCCTCTGGTGCAACCCTTAATCAAAGTCACCCAACAGCCTCTTTAACTGCTAGTTACGCCTTTGTTGCGGCAGACAGAGCTCAGACCTATGTTTGGGGTGGCGGTACGACTACTGTGACTTTGCCTTCAGCATCTAGCGTTGGCAATAATTGGTTCACATTGGTCAAGAACAATGGCACAGGCACTCTGACCATTGGTACAACCAGCTCTGAAGAAATTGACAATGGTCTGACAAAAACCTTTGCCCCTAACGAGTCCGCATTTATCATCTCAACTGGCGTAGAGTACGTGACTGTAGGCTATGGAACTAGCACTCAGTTTGCCTTCACCGCCTTGGTTAAGAGTGTGACTGCTGGTGCTTACACTTTGTCAGCAAGTGAGGCGTCAAATACCATCCAGACCTATGTTGGTACGCTGAGTGGCAACGTCACTGTGACCTATCCACCTGTGGTGAATTTGTACGTTGTGAGTAACCAAACGGTTGCTGGTGGCTACTCTTTGACACTGACAACAGGAGTTGCTGGTGGCGCAACTGCTGTTATACCTGCTGGCGGTCAAGCAACATTAATTTGTGATGGCACAAACTTCTTGAACGCTAATACTTCACAAGCTGGTGCGACAAGCCTGTCCCTGATTAGTGGAACGGCTGGTACGCCATCATTGAACTTTGCTTCAGAGACGAATACGGGCTTGTACCGCCCCGGCGCGGGTCGATTTGGCATCACTGTGCTTGGTTCTCAAGTCGTTGACGTTGACGCAACTGGTATACAGGTAACTGGCGAAGGCGTATTTTCTGGTGGCGTAAACGGCGGAACCTTTTCATGACCAAAAAAGTCTTTGCGCTTGACACGAAGCCGGGCATCCAGCGCGATGGCACGATATTCGACAAAGACTTCTACAACGACGGCAGGTGGGTCAGGTTTCAGCGCGGGCGCCCCCGCAAGATCGGTGGTTACAGACAAATCACCAACGCCTTAGCGGGCATCTCTCGCGGCATCTTTGTTAACTCTGAGAACGGCTTCTCAAGCGTTTTTAACGGCTACCGCGATGGCTTGCAGGTTCTTTCTATTGACAACAATGGTTTTGGCGCTGGCATCATTGATTTTGTGATCTCCTCGCCACTGGACACTGTTTCTATTTTGAGTGGCGGTTCTGGCTACACAAACGGGACTTATACAAACGTCCCCTTGACTGGTGGCTCAGGCACTGGTGCAACTGCCAACATCACTGTCTCATCAAATGCCGTGACTGCCGTGACCATTGTCAATGATGGCAACGGTTATTTGCCAGAAGACACCCTGTCAGCGTCTTCAGCCTTGTTAGGTAATGGTGTCAACACCTACGGAACTATCACAGGCGGTACGCTCTACACAAATGGTACGTACCTAAACGTCCCAATGCTCAACGCTACCAGCACTCCAGCAGGTACTGGTTCAGGCGCAACAGCCAACATCACCGTATCTGGTGGTGCAGTGACAGGTATTGTTGCTCAGGACAGGGGTGTTGGCTACAAAGCTACAGATATTTTGACCGCTGACCCAGTCTATATTGGTGGAGTCACTGGAATCATTGCAACCTACGGGCAGATCACTGGCGGATCTTTGTACACCGCAGGCACATACACCAATGTCAACTTTACTGGCGGATCAGGAACTGGAGCAGTTGGGACTGTGGAAGTCACATCTGCAAGCATTACAGCGGTCAATAACGTCATTGGTGGCAGTAACTACACAAATGGCTCCTTTCCAAATGTAGCCCTAACTGGTGGCACTGGAACTGGCGCCTTGGCTACCGTCACAACGTCCGCAGGTAACGTAGTCGCTGTGGTTATTACGTATGGCGGCAACAATTACACGGTCAATGACGTTCTGAGTTGTTCAGCCGCATCAATTGGTAACGGTGTGACGGCTTTTGGAGGCATCACAGGCGGCTCAGGCTATGTGGACGGCACTTATCCTAACGTGACCCTTACTGGCGGTACTGGAACTGGTGCTAGAGCCACTATAACGGTCTCTGGCGGCATTGTGGTTGCGGTGACCCTTACCTATGGGGGAGTTGGTTATACAGCCTCAGACGCCCTTACAACGGCAAATACGAACCTTGGCGGCACTGGATCAAGTTTCAGTGTGGTTGCGTCCACCGTAGCGTCTAGTTCAGGCTTCCAATGCGACGTTTTTGGCGTTTCAACAGGATCTGTTGGCGCTGTGACCGTGACAACTGACGGCTCGGGCTATGCGGTGAACGATCTTTTGTCTGCATCAAGTGAAGATATTGGTGGTGTCAGCGGCATCATTGGCGCTATTGGTAGCGTGACCGCTGGAAACTTCTACACAAACTCCACGACAGCCTACGTGACTGCTTCCATCTCTGGAACTGTCATGACCGTCACCGCTGTTAGCTCGGGAACTATTGTTGTTGGTCAAACTGTCTTTGGTACTGGTGTTACAGACGACACCACCATCACGTCCTTTGGCTCTGGTTCTGGTGGTGTTGGTACGTACAACGTCAGCGCCAGCCAAACCGTGGCCAGCACAAGCATTTCATGCATCGGCGTCTACCGTGATACCCCCTTGACAGGCGGGTCAGGTACGGGAGCCACTGCCAATATTGTCATAGCAAATAACCGCGTCTATTCTGTTGAGATTGTTAATGAAGGCGTGAACTACGCTGTTGGCGACACCTTGAGCGCGACACTTGGCGGTTCTACAAACGGCATTGCAACCATCTCTGCTGTAACGGGCGGCTCAAATTACACAAACGGAACGTATACAGCCGTACCTTTGACTGGCGGTACGGGCTCAGGTGCTGAGGCAACGATTGTTGTTGCATCTAACGCGGTGTCGTCCGTGACCATCACAAACGCAGGCACAGGTTATACCGTTTCAGACGCTATGAGCGCCTCTGCCACCTTGCTTGGCAATGGTATCAACACGCTAAATACTGGCTCTTTGGTCGGTGGTACTAACTACACCACTGGGACTTATACCAACGTCTCTTTGACAGGTGGCACTGGTAGCAACGCACAAGCTACAGTTGTTGTGGGTGTTGGTGGTGACGTGACTTCGGTCACCTTGACGGCTCGTGGTATCAACTACACAGCCGCTGACTCATTGAGCGCCGCCGCATCTGATCTTGGTGGCGTGACTAACGGTGTGGGAACAGTTGGGTCTATCACTGGTGGATCAAACTACACCAATGGAACGTATACCAATGTTTCCTTGACTGGTGGTGCGGGTACAGGCGCCAAAGCCACGATTGTTGTGGCCAGTAACTCTGTAAGCTCAGTGACCATCACAACCAGAGGTAGCAACTACGCAGTCGCAAATTCCTTGTCCGCCACTAGCGCCTCCATCGGAAACGGTATTAATACACTAGGAACGGTCACAGGTGGTGCGGCTTACACAAACGGAACTTACACAGCCGTCTCCTTAACAGGTGGTTCTGGTACTGGTGCAAAAGCTACGATTGTGGTGGCTGGTGGCAAGGTTACGACTGTCACAATAACTGATCGTGGTCGTGGCTACATAGCAAGCAACATCATGTCAGCTAACTCAACTGACATTGGCGGTACAGGTTC